TCTTTATATCCAGGCACATCAATCATTCTTAAAATGGAATTACCATTACCAACCCACTCTTCCAAAGCATTACCAGCATAAATCCCACCCCACATTTTGGCTGATGTAGCAAATTTTCTTCTTGTTTCTTGATTGTTGATGAAATATTTCCAATACCATTGATCGACTGGCATATTGGCTTGGCTCGGTGAAAAGTGATTGATGTTTTTATCTATAAAATACTGTGGAATTGTGTAATCCATATCTATTTGTATTAAATAATATTTATTTAAGTCAGTAAATGTCTATATAGACATTAAAAGACTATTTTATTAACACTAAGTGGTACAAAAGGTGTAAATGGTAAAAAAAGTTGTGGATAATTTAAAGAATGATCGTTTTGTAGTTAAACATTTTTGGATTAGCACTATAAACAAACTCTGCAATGTCTGAGATTTCAACACCTCTTATAACATCAGTCGAACTAAAATATCTTATATTGCATAAATTTTTTCCAATATCTGTCATAGGTTTATAAACGATAGCAAGTTTATAATAATCGGTATCTTTTATTTTAATTAATCCAAAAATCTCAGTTTTATCAATACTTCTAGGATTAATAAAAGGTTTAAACCAAAGCATAAATCCATAATCCCATTTTCTATTTTGATTAAGATTTTCCATTACAATGTACTTTGGATCTTTTATTTTGTCATTTGATGAAGCTGGAAACTCAACAAAATGCTGCTCTTTGATGCCTTCATAAAAATAGACATTATCATTTTCATCTTGATAGCAATTAATCAATTTTAAATATGGTTTTTGATAAATTTCTATTGGATTAATATTAAGATAATCAGCTATTGTATTAAGTTGTGATAATTTTAAGTCGTGATTTTCATTACTCACGATTCTATTCATAGCTCTGTGTGTAATTCCTAATGAATCTGCACAATCTTTCTGTGATTTACCTTGTTTTTTTAGATTATCAAAATGTTCTTTAAGTCTGTGTGCCATTAAAGATAATTTATTAATCTGGATCATGATGTAAATATAACAATTAGTAGTTAAATGTCTATGTATAACTACTAATTGTACCATAAATAGGTATATGGTCATTTAGTGTCTTTTATAGTTAAAATAGACATCTATGGACTATTTTAAACTCGCAGTTAAGAAATCCAAAAATATAAGCCTTGTTATCTGGCGTGATCCGTCAGAAGGCACAGGTGAATGGAAAAATCAGTTCGATGGATCATCTAAATATGTCATGGAATGTGGATATGTGGTTCCTAACCCTAAAGTACCTGGGGATTGGATAGTCTATCGATCCCAATGTCTTGAAGATAATGATCGTGGTGCTGAGATGTATATTCCAGGCGGCTGTGTAGTAGAAATTATACCTCTTAAACTTACAGATAACAGAATGGTTATGAATGAAACCAGTTAAGTACACCCAAGACAAACCCCACCCTATCTGGAAAGACTTAGCTAAAAAATACATAGCAGTTGTTGATGAAAACAAAATGTGGTGGACAAATTATAAATCAGATTGTGAAAGGATGGCTAAGATACAATGCTCCTCGATAAGTGGAAGCTGCTAAAGATTATTAATGCTGACTGTAGGTTAAATGATACCTCACGCAGAGTTATGTTTTATCTTTTGGATAGAGCTAACAATAAAACAGGTAAACTTTTTCCTTCACAACAACGCCTTGCAGATGATGCCAACATCTCTGTTGTGTCAGCCAAACGAGGTATTAAGAAGTTAATACAACTTGGATATCTTGTTCGTAACACCAAAGGATATCCAGGTCGTGCCAACGATTACAGCATTCAATATGTATCAGTTCAGTCATCAACAAGTATCAGTTCAGTCGATAACAAGTATCAGTTGAGTCAAGAACAAGTATCAGCACAGATACCCCAATTAACTAATAATCAACTAAATGAATTAACTAATGAATTAACTGTAGAGGAGAACAAGGTAGTGGACATCAACGATATGATTAAAAGTTTAGCAAAGCAGAAGAGCATAGCTTACAGAGAAGTTGTAGATAGCAATAGAGGTTATAGAAAGAATATGGATATGAAGTACAGACGATTGATGTCTAAGAAGTTATCTAATGATCGTTATGGTGAATGGGAACAATTATTATCTAATGATGAAACCCATGATAATGCTATTAATTTTGCTAAGTCAATTTGTAATGGCTAACGAAGTACACCTTAAACGATTAAGTATAGAGCTTGATAGTTATACATTATGGAGCTGGTTTGAAGAGAGTATGAGAACTGCCAAGAGACTACCTAGTATTAAGCCTAAAGGATATAAAGCACAATGGGTTGACATACCTAAAGATTGGTTAGCTTATGGATGGGATAAAGCATTTATTAAATTACCACCACCATCTGGTAAGCAGCTCAGTAGATTAGATTTAGTGCAAGACTTAATTGCTCATGTGAAGGATGAAGATGAACGCAAGATGTTATGGTACAGAGCTAGGAAGTTACCATGGAAGAAGATGGAATATATGTTTGGTAAGCACAGATCAACGCTGTCTAAGAAGTGTAAACATAATTTAATGATGATGACATTCATAGCTAATGATGAAAAAACAATTCGACAAAGACTACAATATTGTATATAGGTTTATATATACTTGGCGTAAGCCAACTAAGAATCTCATAACATGGTAGGTCGACCACTTCGCAAAGTAACTTGTGATGCAGCTCGTAAGTATGATGGCAATCCATGCCAGGCTAAAGCCTTGGCTAATGGTCGATGCAAGTACCATGGTGGTATGAGTACAGGAGCAAAGACATTAGATGGTAAAATCAAAGCCTATTCAAAACTCAAACAGTTCAGAAGTTGGAGCGAAGAAGAGATCAAAAGATATATTGAAGAGCGACATCGAAGTCAATCTGATGAACGGAATACCACTAAGCAAGATCTGTTCGTCACAAGAGTTTCCTAGTCTTACTACAGTTTATGAGTGGATGTCGAAAGACAGTAAGTTTAAAGATAGCATTACACAAGCCAGAATGAATGGAGCCTTAACGAACCTGGATAAAGGGTTTGAAGAGATGGAGAAGCTCACTACAACTAAAGACAAGACACACCTAGACATCACATTACTGAATACGAAGCTCACTCATCTAAGGTGGATAGCTTCGAAGATACTGCCACAGTATAACGACAAGGTGGTGAATGAACATAAAGGAGGAGTTGAGTACAATATTACCTGGGGTAAACAAGTAGAGGATAACCCAATCTTAACAGACGAAGCGGATGCTTCCTCGCACACGATATGAGCTGCGGCTCATAGTTGTGGTTATATTGTGGTTAATTAATTATTCTTGTTGAGTTTACTGGAGTTGCGTCAGTTGTGATAACTGATATGCCTGGCGTAGTGCAGCTCGTAATAATATTTATCGTTGATATGTATAGCTTTTCTGCAAAAAGTGCGAGGGGGGTACCCCCCAAAAACACCTGGCTCTGCGTATATATATAAATAACCCAAAATCAACACTCAGCCACACACATGAATGATATTCTCTCAGTCGTTTACTACGATGAAAAAAATTTAAAAGTAACAGTCGAATTTACAAGGTTCGAAAACAAAGAAGAACAGATTGCTTTTATTAATAATCTTAATTCCATCCTCGGATTATTTTCTGTCATGCCAGATGATAGTTTTAGTTTGAAGTCGATACATTAATGGCAACTGAAAAACAAATTGTAATACCCTACTCTCCTCGAAAACCACAAAGAGAAATCCATAATGCCTTGGATAACTTTCGTTACTCTGTTGTGATTATGCACAGACGAGGTGGTAAAAGTATGGCTGGTATTAATCACATGATTAAGTATGCCTTCACGCATTCCATGCCTAATATTAGAATGGCTTATGTAGCTCCAACATTTAGACAAGCAAAGTCGATAGCCTGGGATTATATAAAACAATTCACTAAAGAAATTCCTGGCATCAAATACAACGAAACAGAACTGCGATGTGACTTTCCCAATGGTGCCAGGATAACCTTGTATGGTATCGATGCTAATCCAGATGCTCTTCGTGGAAACTATTATGATTTAGTAGTTATGGATGAAGTGCAGTTGATAGACGAAGAAGTTTTTCCTAAAGTTATTCTTCCAGCTCTTTCAGATCGTAAAGGTAAATGTTTATTTATTGGTACTCCTTTATCGACAAGAAACTATCTCTACGATTTATATAAAAAAGCAAATGCTGATCCATCGTGGTTCTGTAAAGTTTTTAAAGCTAGTGAAACTGGCATTATTGATAAGTTTGAATTAGATCAACTTAAAAAGAACATGACGGAAGAAGAGTATAGGCAAGAGTTCGAATGCGATTTCTCTGCTTCTATCTCTGGTACCATATACGGAAAAATTATAGATAAGTTAGATGCAGACGGAAATATTACTAATATCAGTTATGATCCTGGTTACCCTGTTCACACAGCTTGGGATATAGGATATTCCGATAGTACCTGTATTTTATTTTTCCAAGAGATTGGTCGTCAGATTTATGTCATTGATAGTTTAGTACAAAGTGGTGAAGGTCTACCCTACTTTGTAAAAGAAATAAAAAATAGAGATTATGTCTATGGAGAGCATTATGCACCCCATGATATAGAGCAACATGATTTTTCTAATGGAATGACCAGAAGAGAAGTTGCTTATCAGTTAGGTATTCGGTTTAAGGTTGCATCGAAACTATCTGTAGAAGAAGGCATTCATATGACATCTATGTTGTTATCAAGAAGTTTTTTTGATCAGAAACAATGTGAGATCGTGATTGATGCACTTCGTCATTACCACCGCAAGTGGAATGTTAATAATAAATTGTTTAGTAAACCAGTACACGATTGGAGTTCACATATTTGTGATGCTTTAAGAGTAGCTGCTGTATCACTAACAGAAGGCACTAAAGGTAAACAAGCACCTCAACAAAAAGCAGAAAATGATTATCAAGTATTCGGAGTAAATTAA